TTGCATATCCATTCTGCTTCACTGCTGCTAACTGGACTGCTTCGGATGGATCATGACCAAGTTTCTTTATGATGTACCGGATTGCATATCCATGCTCCTTCACTGCTGCTAACTGGACTACCTCAGATGGATCATGACCAAGTTTCTTTATGATGAATTCGATTGCAAGTCCATACTGCTTCACTGCTGCTAACTGGACTGCTTCCGATGGATTATCGATGTATTGGATTGCCCGACCATCCTGTTTCACTGCCAACAAAGCTATGTCTTCTGGGATCTCAACTAGTTTCATTTCTTTAAATGGTATTCATATTTAGATGAACGAATTTTATAACCATACAATAATTCAGTAATTTTAATTGGCCCAGTATCTGAAGCTAGATCATGATAAATATCTTCAACTTTCATTTCTTTTTCCTTTCCGGTATCCCTATCCTTTGCAATTACTGTTACATCCATATTTGCATCTAGTAATGCATATCTTGTATCTTTTATTTTCATTGCAGTCTCCTATTACTTGTATTTATTCACATAATTTAATCCAAATCAATTATGTTTGTCCTAGTATATATTTCGAATAAAAACCTGTTACAACCGATTGTACGGCCATCTAGACTATGTTTTAACGAAAGACTTTCCCGAATATATGACGTTCATCTAAAATTTTAAATTTCCATCCTTTAGAATTACAAAAAGCTGTGGCAGCTTCCCATTTAGCACAATTGATTGCATATGTTTCAGTCATCTTTCTTTTTGTTGTATCAGAAGAACGTGGTCCAAAAGAAGGAGGCTTTGTCTGCGAAAAAGGTTTTATTTCAATCATTTCTGAAAGAATTTCTCCATTTTTTCCTTTTGCTTCAATGAAAACATCTGGAAAATAACGATGCTTCTTCTGATCAACTGGTGAAATATAAGGAACAATTATACTTTCACTAGACCAATAAATTATATTTGGATTTTTATCAATAGCTTGAAATACTGCAATTTCATAGGATGAACGAGCTATGATGGGAAGTGTCCCACGATATTTTTCAGGATGTATTGGAACAAATGGTCTAGGATCAGGATACTTCTTGTACTTCATAATCCGTTTGTTAAAATTCTTGCTCCGATACCCCCTATCACTTCCAATGCTTTTTCTCCTACGGTGGAAGAACCAAAAATTAATGATTGAAATGAAAGAGTCAATGTAATTAAATTAGCTTCTGAATTTGAAAAATCAAATTCACCAAAATCAATTGCTTCTATAGTACAATATTTTAATTTCATATGACGAACACCAGCATTGGATAATGCACCCTGAAGGGAAGAAATCCCTTGTCCTTGTAGGGATTGACCAATTGCATCAAATCCTCCTGCAATTAATGAAGTAACAGGGCTAGCTGAACTATGTATTACGACTTCTTCAATCACAGAACGATCAAAATCTGCTATATTAATCGATCTACCAAGTAATTCGTTACTTGATGAAGTTAATTTTGATGATATTAAAGCTTGAAAATCTTGTTGAACATGACTAGCTAGATCATCATATATTACAATTGTTATAGGATCAAAATGAATAGCATTTAATTGACGGCGAATTGTATTATAATACCGAATGTGCCTATAGTCCATGTGGATTTTAGGACGAGTAATGGATTTTACATTTGCTTCAATCCCATGTCCAATACTGCCAGGAACATTTATTGAAATTCCAAAATTATATTTTTTTCTTGGTTCTGAAACGGCACCTGCAAAGGATCCTATTGCTCCTCCTATTGCTCCAGTGCCTTGAAGTATTTTGGTGCGAGTCCCAACAGAAGCATTGATTTCTTGAATTGCTCTGCTGGGTTGTTGTGCTACAGAATCAAATGCCGATGATATTGCGTCTTCTAATATATTTGCCATTCATTATTATGTTCTTACAGGTAGATCATAGCGTAATGTTACAGAAACTTTTGCTGCATCACTATTTGTATAATCCATTTGATCTGGTGATAAGGTTTTAATCCATGAACCATATAAAGTTATTGTTTCAATAACTGCTCCAGATCCATCTGTAATTTCAATAACCGTTGTAAATTTATATGAAGACGCTTTGAGCATATAAGGCATCCGCTAATGAATTATCTAAACTATCATCAAATTGAATGGTAACATCATCAAAATGGGGTTTACCAGCAAAATATGTTATACTTTCACCACGATGAACTTGAATTTCATCAAATGTTTCATTTGGTCGTGAGACATTAACAACGTTCGCCGTTACATTTCCATCAAGTAAACCGCCTGAAAACGATACTTTAAATCTATTATGATGTTTAGGTTCTACCTTCACAGCACCTACATTTAAACTTACTGGGCTTGCGCCAAATCCTGTACTATAACCTGCCATTTTATTCTCCTATTAATATTTTCTTTACTGTAATTGTCCAGAACGATGTACAACAATTGGAACGTAGATAAATTCCGCATCTCCTGTTGGCACAATATGTAATTCTAACCACAATTCGTTGCGATCACGACGAGCAGGTGTATTAGTTGTAGCATCACAAACAACTTTAAAAGCTTCTAATCCACGACGCGCCTGATAGTCTGCTAAAAATGCTCTAACTCCGCCCGCAATTTCATTCCATGTTTCTGCATCATTTGGTCGGAATCGGAAAGATTGTACATATCTATTAATCGATTTCTGTAATGATGTTACCAACCTTGCAACATGAACACGATCCATTTTTGAAGGCAGGAAAGTAGCGGTCAGTTGACCATTGATATATAACACTCTCAAAGCTGGATCAAATGTAATTACATTAATTCCACCGGGAAATAAAATATCTTGTGATCCAGAATCAATTTGTGCGCCTGTTTCAATTCCTTCTGGCCCTCTAACTACCCCTCGTTCTAATCCAGCAGGAGCCGTCCAAATTTCACCAACACGATCATTATAATGATAAACTGCTGCTACATAACCTGATGGAGGCAATTCAATAGGTTGACGCAATGTTGGATCTGATTCCTTTAACCATGGATAATATGGATCAGCGGAAAATTGTTCATCATCAGGTGTTCCGATTGTTGCTCTCTCTGTAATAGCTGCGGCAGCATTTAATCCTTTTGATATTTCAGGAATTACAATACAATCACCACGTTTGCGTGCAAGAGCAACCAAATCATTCCAAACTGCTCTCGTTTCAACTGTTCCGGAATTGCAATAACCAGGTGCTATTAATATGGCAGTTGGATATAAATTTTCATCATTGAATGTCCCGGCGTTAATGGATGATGAAATCCATCCTGCTACAACTGCATCTGTAATATAAGGATTTGTTGCTTCATTAATATTATCTGCTCCGAGGGAACTATTAGCACTAGATGTCAGATATTGTTTCGGTAAACCAGGTGCTGCCCACAAGCCGCTTCCGGTTCCAATCGTAAAATCAAAATAATCAGATTTCACAGCAGCAATTTGAGAGATATCAATATTACTAAAAGACTCCAATACAGTAATACCATCTAGAGAAACCGTAAAAGATGCTTTTGTAATAGGTGTAATAGCCTTCCAAGTAATTCCTCCATCAATAACAGTTCCATTTGCAACAGTTGGCCATGTTGGTTCTGCGGATGCGGAAGTTCCTGTTGTAATTGCCTGCATTGTTAAACCATTTGCAACGGTAGGTGTAACTGTATTTCCTTTTGTATATGATGTTGTAGCTGTCCAATCCCCTTTAGACGCATTATACTGCGTTGAAAACGCTGTTAAATTAATATCGGCTGTATTAATCCATTCACCTTCTGATTTGGCAGTTGCAACAAAAATTTGTTTAGCTGTTCCAGCAGTAACATCTTCAACCGAAATGATACCTTTTGTTGGTACAACAATACCCCCATTTACTGATGTTGCTTCTACTCGAACAACCCAAAGCTGATTCGTTTCAGTTAAAACCTGTTTGGCTGCATATAGACCATATGTATGTTTTGCGTAATCCGGTAAACCAAAAACTGTATCTAATTCATTTCCATTTGTAATTGAAACGGGTACGTTGACTGGACCACGAGAAGCTGTAGTAAAAATTGTTGTAGACTGCCCGGAAGCAGCAGGTACATATTGTGATTTATTCACCACAAATGAAATTGATGATGGATGTTGTAATTGTGGCATATTCTTCTCCTAATTTAATCTCTTACTTGTATTTATATAAAAATAATTTCGTTGAATTAATATTTCGTATCTATATCTTTTAAGATATCCATTATCTTATAAAAAGTATCAGGAGAAATATTCATATATTTTGTTTTCGTACCTTCATCTGTACTTAAAAGAAGCCGGTAAAATTTTGATTTTCCAAGGCGCTTCAATTCCGATGTATAATAATTACTCCCTTCAATAATAAAATTTTTCTTTTCAGCTTCTTTTTCTTGCATTGCTATCACTTGGTGAATCATTTCAATTGAGCTTTTCATTTTATTCATACTCTTCATACTCTTTTGCGACGGCAGTTAAATATTTCGCTGCTCCACGAACGGCATTTGGAATAGAATCATAAATTACATCATCTGTTCCTGTTATTGAGTTTTCATCGCTGGAAAATTCAAAAGAATATTCTTCTTTATTAGTACTAACTAAATCAATTTTACAATTAAATGACATCTCTGTTCCTTCAGTCAACTGATTCATCTTCTCTACCGCTTCTATCATATCTCTAAAGCTGCTCATTTTAATTCTCCTATTCGTTCCTACTTGTATTTATGTTCCTACTTATATTTATATAAAAAATTAAGTTATTGCTTCATCAACAACAATATCTAAGAATGCATGAGTTAGAGTTCCGCTGACAACACGATTTGGTGGCAACCATCCATCTAATCTGAAGTTCAAATCATATCTAACAAGACGTTGATCCGTACCTATATCAATGGTGTTCTCATCACTCACACTTTCCAATTCAAGATTGTTCATTGATGTATAATCTTTATCGCCAATATTGATTACAAGTGCGCTGTTGAACCATGGTACTATCGTTTCTAAAAGCGTGAACGCCTGCCCATAATCATATGCCCATATCCCAAGTTCCAATTCTAAAGATACAGGAGTAGGAGTATAAATTGTTTGATGCTGGTTTAAATTTGGATCAATAGCAAAACGGTGTTGATAATTATATTTTGAACGATTATAATCAGGAGTCAATCCAGCAAGACGACCAGAAAGAATAGGTAAAGAAATTGCTCGTTTTTGTTCTCCTGGAGAAACTTCTCCGCGAATGAAGGCGACTACTCGATCTGGATTACCCCAAACAATTGGAACTGTTATATCCACATCATCTTTATTCTTAATTATCAGACCATTAAACACATCTAAAAATTGAGTGATATATCGTCTTATTTGCTTTCCTGTATCAATCACAGATGATTCTACTGAAATATTAAAATTTGTTATTGATTGTTCATTTAAGGAATTTGTTACTGTTAAAATTACAGTAAGTAATGGGCTTATTGCAGCATATTTATGCCAGCCATATTTATCCGTTCCCGATTGTGTTGACCCATCTCCAAAATCCCATGAATAATCTGTGATTCCATTTGGATCATCAGTTGTACTTCCCGTAGCATCAAATTCTGATGTTATATCTGTGAAAAATCTGGTTCTTGTCGTATCAATTACTGCTTGAATTGCCATTTTAATTATTTATCAAAATATGATAAAGGGATTTTTCTAATATCTTTATCAGTAAAACCGTTTCGGTTGTAGGCATCTGCTAATGCATTAGCTACTTCTGAATTTGTTGTACCAACATTTATCCGTTTGTTATCTATATAACCCCAAATCTTAGCAATATTATTACCCCTTTCCTCTACATTAAAATGATCAAATGCTTTGGTTTTATCATTCGATAAATCATCAACTGCTACAAGTTGTGTTTTTGGATTATATCTAGGAACTTTAATATCAGAATTTTTTCGATAAGGACTTTTTCTTGAAAAATTAGCATGAATAACCTTGCCTTCATAAAAATCTTTAAATTTCATCTTGTAACTCCATTTATTAATTAGAATAAACTTGTGAACGTATAAATTTCAATTCTTTAATAATAGCATCGAATGCTTTAATATCGACATCATTGCCAATCTCGAGAGAAAGATATAACGTGTTCAAATTATTTTTAACAGAATAGAGATTATTACCAATTACAGAATGAGCTAATCTATAATATTTTTTATCATCCTCCATCTTCTCTACCGCTTCTATCATATCTCTAAAGCTGCTCATCCTATTCTCCTTGATTCCTACTAAATTTTTAAATACCGCTGTTATTACCGCATAATTTCTACTTTTAGCAATATGTTTCGCTTTGGCCCACTTCTTTTCTAAAGTTTTAATAGAGCCATATCCCTTCTTATGTAAAGTATTTATATAAGCTATAGGCATTTTATTTTCTCCATTCTTTAATCTTACCAGATGAGTCCGTAGTATATGATTCAGCATATTGTTCCCAATCTTTTTTGTTTGAGGCATACTTTAACTTTAGTAACTCTTCTAAATAATTTATCACTTTATTAAAATTCATATATCCTAATTGAACAGCAGCTTCTCTTGCTATGTCTTCTGGAATCTCAACTGGTTTCATATCAGTTCACTTGATCCAGGTAGTCAATTCCTGAATTTGGAGCAATTACAGTAGAATCATCTTCAACCTGGGTATTAGACAAAATTTCTGAACCATAAGACAAATCTGCAACAGGAATAGGTGCAACATCCTGAGAAGTCATTGCTGGTTTACATTCAACTTTCCAAAGATAACTAGCATATAATTCATAATCACTTCTAGCAACATCCGTCACTTCATAAAATCTACTCTCAATTGAAGAAGGCAATTGAATCAAATCACCTGGTGCTAATTTTCTAGATAAATCTCTTTCCATAGCAAATAAAGGAAAATGGAGATTCATTGTATCTTGACTAACTAATCCAAATTTTTCAAGAAAATTATTTCGTTCCAGAGCATCAGGTAAACACCAAATTGTCCTAGCAGCTAAATAATTTCGTTTTCTCATCTCGGCAAAAATTGGATCTGCTTGATTTGGATCTTCTGTGGGAGCACCAACAGTTCGATTTGATAGCATGTGCACGGTAATTTGAAATCCGGAAATTTGAATGAATTCTTCAATGACACCGTGAATATAACTTACATCAGCTTGATTACTTGGATCGTAAGTTCTGAGTAGAGTCATTCGTAAATCCAATCCCTAACTTCTTTATAACGAATATTTAAAGCATTCATAAGCAATTCAATTTCCCTCAAACATGCACATTTAGATCCTCCACCAATTCTTGCCCCTGACAATGATTTTAATTCTGATATTGATACGTCTGGTAAATAAAGGAGAAGATCTTCTACATTAATATCATTATTAACTAAATAATTTATGAACTTTTTATCTGTAATATCTCTAGCATCTGATAATTTATTCAAGAGCAAATATCGAATAGTTTTAATTATAATAGATTCATCAACCTTAGTATCCATCCAGTCTCTCAAAAAACCATATCCTTTGTCACGAAATGATAATCTATGAACTATATCTTCATTCAATCCATATTCAACATAATGATTAATAACATCTTGTTTTGAATCTAAGCCAAGATCCTCCCCATTGAAAAATATTAATGCTTTCCCAAAATTATTCTTATTCAATTCATTTATAGCAGAAGTGAAGGCATCTTTATATCCATAAGAAGTACTATATGCCGGTTGAAAATCAACTAGTATAATATCTCTTCTGCTTTCTATGAGATATTCTTTAAAGTTCATCTTTTAGCCGCCCTCTTCACTGCTTCCGATGGGTTCTTTATGTATTCGATTGCAAGTCCATACTGCTTCACTGCTGCTAACTGGACTGCTTCAGATGGATCTTTGATGTAATCGATTGCAAGTCCATACTGCTTCACTGCTGCTAACTGGACTGCCTCGGATGGATCAT